CTTTCTTCTTATTTGATATTGCCTCTATAGCTTTACCAAACATTTGTGCTTGTTCAAGGGTATCAAACTCAAACTGTATTTCACGTAAGGTATTGCCCCCGAAGTAATGTTTAAGGTCTTCATTAGCATCGATATGCTTTTTAAATTTAAGCATATCTCCCATAGTTTGAAACTCAATAAAAACAGGATGTTTTATCATGCTTTGTACAACATATTGTAAAGTACTGCTTCCAATTCAGAACTATGTGCGACTGCATATGCACCTATCTGTGTGAAGTTAACAACCTGGAGCTGTTTGTTATACAAAGCTTCGTCAAAGTTTGGCACATTGGTCTGGGTAATAAATTTTATTTCCTCTTCGGTATATCCCCTACCATCACGAGGTCTGTTGTTTTCCATAATGACCTTTACTTTTTCGATAATGTCAAACACTTTTTGTTTTTCAACGTCCATGATTTTTAGCTTATTAAGTTTAAGAATACGATTGTCGTTAATACATAAAGTAGGGTCAAGTATAACCCTAAACATATTATATGTATATACAGTTTACGGTTTTTCATAAACACAGAAATCCATATCGTACATATTCACTTCGTCACTAGGTACAGATTGTATCTCTTTAATACTAAAATGTTGTGGTATTGCAGGAAAATACACATCTCCTTTAACTACAGTTTGTACGTGTGTAATATATAGTCGATGTACATGTGGCATAAACAACTGATATATATCACCACCTCCAATAATAAAAATGTTATTGTTGAGTGTGAGTATATCATTATGATTATAGCATACAAGCACACCATCATGTCTAAAAGTCTTATCTCTTGTAAGTACAATGTTAGTACGCCTAGGTAAAGGTTTACCTATAGAATCAAAAGTCTTCCTGCCCATTACGACAACATTGTCTGTGGTAAGTGCTTTGAAGTGTTTAAGGTCTGCAGGTAAATGCCATGGTAGTTTACCGTTGTTGCCTATTACCATGTTTCTATCTATGGCAGCTATGATATTCACCATGGTTGTTCGCGTTCTTTTCTGATAAATCTCTGCCATTCGACAGGTTCTTTTTCCAACAGTTTCTTTTCTTGTTGTATTTCAATTTTGTTTGGACAGTTATGTGCATCTTCGACAGTTTTGCATCCATCTTTTTTACCACAGATAGCACATCTGGTAAAGTCTCTGATAGGTGGTAAGTTCATTGTATTGCGGTATTTATCATTTGGTAAACAATATTTTCCATGTTTCTCACTACTAAGTCATCTGTATCTTTACCTAACTGCTTAGGGTAATACATCTGTTTGGCATCATCGAGTTTTTGTTTAAGTATATTAGATCCTTCTATACCGGCTTTGTCGTTGTCATATACGATCAATTTAGTCTTATACTGAGATAGGAAACTAAGATCTTTAGGTATGATACCTTCACTTTGAAAAGCATAGGTGTCTATACCTGTAATCTTATTTACAAGGTATGCATCTTTATAAGACTTGGTGATAACACATGCTGATGTATGTGACTTCCACTTCCAAACATCACTGGATGTAGCCGTAGACAATGGGAACCTATTTTCTGCATATGGGCAGTACATCTTAAAGTTTTGGCTTTCGTTAAATGTCAAAGCATAACAGGGATATGTCTTAGGATAATATGCTTTTCCGTCGATCCAATATTTATATATGCTGTAACAAGGTTGCTGTGTTGCAAGCAATTCTGGAAATTTAACTTTCCTTCTAGCCCAATAATCCTCGTCGAGTTGAGTATAAGATACTTGACCATCATAAGTATATGTTTCGTAATAGATGTGTTTACGTTCACCTGTCAATGTTAATATGGTATCGGTAATAACAATGTTATTGTTAACACTTATTAATACATTATGGTAAACAAAATCATATAAGATTTGTGAAGCTTGCGTAAATGTAGTACCTTTAAGGTGTGCTAATGCATGTACGACAGTGTATTTATTAAAACTGGGAAATGCCCAGTCTGTAAATAAAACAACACCGTTGTAATCTCGTAAATAACATGTAGGTTTATTGTCTAATCTAAATGGCGATGTTATCAACTGGTTTAAAGATACTTCAGAACCTAAGACCATAGACCAACATTTGAGCTGATCTACATGTTCCAATACAAATTTACTGTTTTCCAACCCGTACATAACATGTATATTAAAAAAGGAAAAGGGTGCCTTTGGTAGAGGCACCCTTCCTTTAGGTTATTGTTAATAATCCATAACCGAATTTGTAGGGTTTACAGCTGCAGGTGCGCTGCCGTTACCCTTGTCCCATTGCTTTACCTTGAAGTATTTCGTATCAGGTACCGCAACCTCTTTAGGATTAAGCGGTGTCGAGAAGAAATCCCCCATGATGTACATATCATCAGGTACTTCCAGATAAGCAGTGTTGCCTTTGTAACCAACAGCTACCATACCTGCTATGGACTGATAGTTAACAGGTAGTAAAGACTGTGCAAAGGCCACAAACTGTTCAAAAGTAGGTTCGTGTACACCTGTCTGAAACTTGTTTGTTTCAAGCCACTCGCTGATTTTCTTGGACCAGATCTCATCGGTTACAAAACCTGTCACCACATGCTTGACATAAGAAGACAAGTCGCGTTGCTTGCGAGAGATTACTTCATCGATAGTCTGCATAGCACCTGTCTTTTTGTTTTTGAACCTCTCTGGATACTTGTCCATGTCAGATTGTACTTGCACCCTGTTAACAGGGAATTTGCGGATGCGGTAAGAAGACTCACCGACTTTGAACTCAATGTCCAGTGCAACACCTTTGTACTTTTCAGTGTTTACTGTGGCCAGTCCAAAGTTTGCCAGGGTACATTCTTGTACACCTGCTTTGCCTACATTTACGGTTTCTCCGTACATAGTTAAATGATTTTATAGATTAAAGAACAATACCATGATAATCACACAAGATATCCAACACTAAGCCAGCATCGTTGTTGATGATACCCTCCCTTGGGAACATACCAAAAGGTGACCTGGCAGGGGTATCACCAAATGGCCTGGTCTCAAACACATAATCAGGTTCTGTTTTCATGGGATCATACTTCAGGTTAGCTACTAGAATAACATCCCATAGACTTGCTAGAGGTACATTCTTTTTTAACATTTGACCCGAAGTACTAAGTTCATGCTTAGTCCTTACTGCATATCCATCTTGTATTTCTGTCTCGCTAAGATGGAATGTAAATATAATAAACAAATCCTCACGATTCAATGTTGGTGATGCAGTAATTGTATCAAGTACGTTAAACATTTTATACGTTACTACACCTAAGTCTGCCCAGTCACTACGTTCCATCTTAGCCTTTTGCATGACAGTCTTACCCATGACCAAGTTAGCATCGTCGACAACAATAACCTTGACATCTTTGCGGTGTTCTGCAACATACAAGATTACCTGACTAATCATGTTAGGGTCTGTAGACCTTAAGAACCTACCACCTTCTTTGATCTTCTTGTCAGCATTGAACTTTTCTGTCCACTGTGGTACAGGGATAGATTTACCGGGACCAGCACAAGTAATGTACAAGGTCTTGTCAATAGGTAAACCTTTAATACCCAGTTCTTCATTAGGGAATAAGGAAGTAGTCTTCCCTCTTGCAGGGTAGCCTGCAATTACAAAACTTTGCATAATTAATGTATTTAGTATTAAAATTCAAAAAAGTGGGCGCCACCTACAAATCCTAGGCGCATATCAGCTAAATCACCATAACGGTTCTCAACAATATGCGCAGACCTGTACTTAGCTTTACCTGCATTGTTAAACTCTTTGAAGTTATAACCCATATGGGTTTCGAGTTTATACATAGGATCTGCTGGATCCAGAAGAGTAATTACTACATTGGCATCTTCACTAGTGTTAGACGTGTCCTTAATGTTGTCAGATGTAGGCTTAATCTTGTCTCCATAGTATCTTAACATGTCTACACTTACCCACCTGTTTAAGTGAATAACACCTACATTGACATGTTGGAACATCCTACTGGATTCTACAAGGTATTCGGACATCTTGTCCACATTCTCTTTCATGTTAAACCCTCTCTCCCTTGGTAATTGTCGTATATGGTCAATGATATTAATTACCAGTTTAGAAGGCTTATGTGGTTTATACCCTACAACTCTTTCAACAATCCTAGGTACAGAATCTTCATACACTTGTATCCTTTCGGTAATAATCTCACCATTGCTTCTTGCATGTTGTGTGAAGTAATTCCTGATACCGGTAGGGTTGTCTCTAGGTAACCAGTTAATCTTACCTTTGTGTATCAATCTACCATCTTTGTCATACTCACCGCTGATAGGTAAGACATATTCGTTATACACTTTCTCTATCAACCTGTAGTGATCATCGCTTACCCTTACCCTTGAACCATCAGGATTAAGTTTCTTACCCATGATGTAGTTACTTGACAAGATAATCTTATGTTGAAGATATATCTTTCTGGTAATCATCTTGGCTTCGATATCCTGTCTTGGCATCTCAGTAGAAATAATATTGTATTCAATATCCAGATCTGGGTTGGCTTCAATAAGACCATCGACAAAGAACTCGTTGACAAATGTAGACTTACCTACCTTCTGCTCACTGGCTACTACAATGTACATACCAGGATGTATACCGCCCATAGCCATGTTGATAGACCTAGATGTAGTCCTGGCACCATACACTTCACCAGACCTGGCCTTCTGTATGTGATATAATAAACTCATGCACCTATGGTATAAGCAGTGATAGCATCTTTAGCTAAAAAGGACTTCAGACCTTTAGCTTTTACTGTTTGTTGGTAGTACTTTACCGTAACATCTACAAGTCTGTCTATGTTAAAATTATCGATAGATAACTTAACACGTACAAAGTTGTCTTGTGTTTCACTATCTGTAGTAAGTACAGTGTATTCCTGCATATTAAAACCAAAACCTGTTAGGGTCATACCCTTTTGGATAAGTTTCTCGATGTAGGTATAAAACTCACCGGTGTTGTCTTGTATCTTACCGAACAAAGGTACCCGTAGTCTTAAGTTACCATCTTCATCAACTTGAGTCAGATTAATCCTGTAATAGTGTTCGTTATCTCTATTGATTACTCCTGAATCAATCATTGTATCTAGTAAACCATACTCTACTGCAAGACAAAACAACAATGCCAGACTTTTATCTGGCATTGGTTCTAGTAGTTCCAGTAATTCATTACTTATCGGTAAATTCTTCATACATATGTGTTTTTAGTTTATCGATTGTTATTATTCTTGTTTTGTCTTCGTAACCTTCTACAAACTTTGTAAAGTTTTGGTGGTCTTTTGTAAACGGTACATAACAAGCATATACTACAGGGTTTGTACCTCTTGTAGACCTGCCCCTGCGTTGGATGTTCTGCACATCTATACCGTTTAAACTCAAGATCACTACTGCATCGATATTGCTTAGGTTAATACCTTCATTAAGCATCCTCACAGTACACAACACATTTGTTTTACCTGTGTTGAATTTCTTAATGGCTTTTTCGACATCTTCTTTAGGTAGTTTGCTGTGTATCTTCTCCCCTTGTAACTTCTTCAGCTGTTCTATGCTCTCGGCAAAAATAACATAACGTTTACCTTTAAGGTGTTCCTGGATAATATCCAAAGACCTGGCTTTGTGGTCTGCAAGGATACGTTTCCTTAAACCTCCTAACGGTAACCATCTGGTATCTTTCAACCATTCTTGTTTTTTGCTATAGTACTGTTGTTTCCAAAACTCCATTTCGTTTTCGATGACTTGTAGATATTCTTTTAAAGTACAGGCACGTACAATAAAGTCGTCGGCTATGTACCTTTTAGAATTAAATATGTATTCATCGAAGTTCATGTGTACTGGCTTACTGGAAGTAAACCTTTTCATCTCTGCAGTGTATATATCCGTATCCAAATCCAATGGTACCTCTACACCTACGATACCCATAGGCGGTATGATACCTAGCTTCATACCTTCTGTCAAAGTTATCTTCCAAGCTTTTACATAACCAGTAGCTTCTTTGAGGACAACCCTTCTCTGTGGTGTGATACTTGCAGATAGGCAGATACAGTATTCTACCGGTATCTCAGGTAAACAACTGGCAGATTTCATAGTAAGCCTATGGCATTCGTCCAGGATAATACCTTTAAAACCAGTGGCACTACAATATTTGTGTAGTGATATGTAGTTGACAAAAACGATATCAGGCTTAAGTTTAAACTTCTTACATTCAGCTAAAATGTTCTTTTCCTGTACGTTTTGTGACATCACCCATAACCACTTACCACCTATATCGTGGGCAGCTTGTAATGCAGGTAAGGTTTTACCTATACCTGTTTCCCAATTTAGAAAAAACTTTTTGTACTGTTTAATGAAAGACACTGCTTGTTGCTGTATTTCTATAAGCGATGCCAGGTTCTTTTGAAACATTAGTTGTCTTGATTATTGATAAAGAAAATATAACCGTCACCGTCATCAGCACTTAGTTTGACGTATTGTACCAGTTGTGATTTGAAAGGATGATTTAGGTACTTGTTACCGCCCATGTAATAACTGTCACTGTTTTTGTCATAGAAAGCTATTTTCTTACTGGCCATCAAAACATCTACCATTTCTTCTTCATCATAGGCATGTGTATCTTCTATGATAGCCATAGCTTTCTTAAAGTACAAAGGGTCAAGTACCCAGATTAAAAACGGCTCTTGTTGTTTGGCAAGGTGTAATATCTCAGAATAAAATTTCATAGAAATAAAGTTAACTGTTGAGAAGTTAAACCTAATTCAAGGAGTACATCTTCCAACCTGGCTTTATAGAAACCATAGTCTATATTGTATGGGCCTGGTTTGTACCTGTTAAAGATAGTTGTTTTTACACCTTTCATCGATGATAAAGCATATTTTTTATTGTGCCTTGACTTAAACAAGTAGTTACCTGACAATGAAGCATAGTACACATTTAACCTTTGTGGTAGTACGATATTACCATGATACATTTCATATGACCTATCTACCTTCTGTGCAGCACAGAAATCGTAAATACTAGCTTTACTAAATGTTTCATCAAATGGTATATCGTACAACAAATAGTTTTGTAATGCTTTTGGTAGTATCAAGAAATCTACTTTGTTGCCTAAATCAGGATCAGTTACAAACCAACCTTTTTCCTTTATACTACCATCATCAAATACACCAAGATAGCTATTGACATTAAGCATGTACAACGCTTTGTACCTAAAATGTTCCAGTTCAAAACCAGTATATTTCTCCCAAGACTTACAGATGTCCATAAACTCATCGTACTTATCTTCAGGTACATAGAGTTCAAAGCCATCAGTATTGGCCATGATAGGTATACAACCTAAGCTTATGCCCTTTTCAAGCAACATGAGTAAAAACAGTTGACCATTGATGGTAATAGAATAAAAACTAAATGGGTCATAGATAGGGCTGACTTCCTGGTTAAAGTTACCAACAGTACCATTTGCTGCCAGCTTAAGCAGGTTTGCTTCCGGTGTCTTGCCTAAACCTTTATGTTTTAAGTCCAACCTTTCTTTACGTATGACACTTAGTTCCTCGTACAACTTACACTTTAACGTTTCTGCAAGTGCAGGGTAGTAACCGCTTACGTCAAGGCTGTGGAAGATATATCCAGGCTTGTTGAAATATATGCAAGGCTTGTTCTTAGAGTGCAAACCACCTTGCTTTAATTCAAAGAGTAGGCCACCTGATCCTATGGTTTTATGTAAACCGTGTTCCCTAGGCGTTTGTTTGATATCGTCAAGTAAAGTGTTGAATTTAGGCGTATCAAACTTGATCAAAGGGTTGATGACTTCCTGAAATAAGTTAAACATCCTAGGCGGTGGTATCTCTCTTGCTCTGTTCAACGCTACCTGTAAGCCCAGTTTAACGGCATCATAGCTAAGCACTCGTTTATCGAAATTGTATTTTTCGATAGCTTTCTTGCGCAAGTTTATTTCTTCGTTAAAACTAGTCTTCTTGCCTTGCAGCTTAAACGGTTTTTCCATTAAATACCTTAAGATACCCAAGTCGTGGACAGCGTTGTACGTAAGTACTTCCATCCTCATGTTATCAGGTACAGGCTCATTAGGTTTAACAGGAAGTTCCTGTATGACAGGGTACTTCAGTTGTATTGCCAAACCTTTTAAACTGATTTTCTTGGTAATGCGTTGTAGCTTAGACCAGTACAGGAATAAGTCTATATCTTTCCACTTTTGATGGTAGCGATATATCTTATATCCATCTGTACCCCACCAATAATCCTGTGTAATGACCATATCACTGAACCTTTTGATGTCTTCGGTAGTACTTTGTGGGTTCAACCTGGCATAGTTAAGGACAGGACAGTCATAGTGTATACCGTTAAAAGTAACGACCTCTACTTGTTTCTTATCAAAGTGGTCCAACAACATAAAAAGTAATTTTCTATCATCTTGAAATTTGTCATAGACAAAAGAATGGGTATTACCTTTGAAATCGGTAATACCCACACAAAAGAAGTTAGAAAAGCTTTCTACGTCTAAACCTACTTGATCTGCCTCAAACAGTCTTGCGCATGTATACGGGTTCGTGATAGAAGCTGTGATCATAGATATCCATGTATTTGTTTTTCTGTACACGCTTGATCCACTTCTTATCTGTGGATATTCTCTCATTAGCAAAGTACACTACTGACAAAGGTAACACCCTTTTTTTATTTACAAGGACATCATACGCCGCTTGATAACTTTCATAGTTCGGTTTCTGGTAAAAGTATTTTGTGTTTATACCATCGAACTGACCTTTGGCGTGTATTGTCTTATGTAGGGTAGTACCTAGTAACTGCTGCCTGTTTACGACTACATTGGCAACAGCTAGTTTGCCTAAGTAGGGTTGGTTGCCAGCTTCACAGTAGATTAACCTGGCCAATAGTTCTACGTCTTTATCATAAGACATTTTTGTAGAATATATTGTTACAGGCTCAAGGTCTACTGCATAAGTAACATTATGAGGCAGGAATAATTGCAACATTAAATACCATAAATACATCAGGATTGTATTAGTGAAGAAATACCTATCACAAAGATTTTGTGTAGGGGAGATAAAATGGAGATGTGGTTTTGTGACCACATCTCCTAAAGGCGTTTTCAACAAATCACAGCCTAACTAACAACGGTAAATATACCTTTAATTAGTTAACCTGTCAAGTTAATCAGTTACCATATTCATTCACTAAACCGGGAAGTGTTTGTGCAAGTGCACCGTGCAAGGCTTTGCCCAGATGGAAGTCGACACCTTCTGGCTTGACTTGTTCAGAATGGATAAAGGCATTGTGTTCAACAAGCTGGCCAATGTTGACATCGATAAGTTCAGTGGTAAGATCTGTGTCCAGGAACTTAGTCACTGTAATCAACCTGTTGCAGAATGCAGTGACCTCACTACCACTGATAGGCGAAGGCATCCTTTCTGCAAGGACATCGGTATCTACCTTATCAAAGCCCTTGAGCTTGCTCAAATTGAGTTCGAAGATTTTGATGATGGATTCCTTATCGCAGTAATCGAACTTTAAGAGGAAGTCAATCCTACCACTCCTACGGAATGCAGGGTTGATACTGTCCACATTGTTTGAGGTAAAGATCAGGAACACATCACAGTTCTTCAGTTGCTGACCATCGATAGTGTTCAGCAAGTCGTTCATACCTGAATCCCTGTCACCACTTGCTACCTGGTCCAAGTCTTCGGCAAAGACTGTAGAGAACTGGTAGTTTGGCAGGTATTCGATCAAAGGTTTGAGCTGTGCAGAGTTCTTCAGATAGAAGAAAGTCCTGCCAGCATTAACACTTTCTACACCTGCACGAATTGCTGTCTCGGTTTTACCAGTACCAAATGGACCGTAGAACATAGCCTTCTGAGACCTGGAATTACGCTTGTGGATGTAAGGAAAGATCAAGTTGGTCAAAGTACTTTCCACCCTGTTGGCCAAGACAATGTTCTTAGCTTCTTTGAGTTGGATAGGAATAGCCATGATACCATTCTTTTGTACCTGGATTTCCAATGCCTGACCTTCCATGACCTTACGTTCACGTAACCTTTCGCCGATGAACTTCAAGAACATTTCAGCATGTTTCTTGTACTTGTTCTTAACAGAGATGCCGATGAAACCTACCTGTATGGTCATGATGGCATCGCCCCAAGCCTGAACTTTGATACTGCCTAGGAAGGCTTGTTCTTCAACAAGTTTACCATTTTCATAGCGCAAAGGGATTTGCACATACTGGTTCTGGCAATTATCGCCTTCATAATCGCGTGTAGATTCGATAAGTTTGCCTACAGTCTTAGTCAATATGTCAGTGACGGTAAGCAAAAAGTCATTGATGAAATACCCTTGGAAGGGTTGCGTGACAGTGGTCAACGCTTCACTGAACTGGTGATAAGCTATAAGCTGATCGGCACCTTGCAAATAGCTCATGTCTTGTGGCAGTTGTACCGTCTGTCCATCATAATGGGTAGGGTCGTTCTCACCTTGGGAGTTGAACTTTTTGTACCCACTTGGTTTGACATCGCTGAAGAGTTCTTTCATGAACTCAAGTCCGGCATCTGCCATTACGTTGTCTACTGTTTTCCGTTTTCTAAACATTGATAAAAAGTTTATGGATTAAAAAATAACTTACATTGTATTAAAACTCTATTATACTCTTTGATAATAGGCCACCACCATCCTACTACTTCATCTTTGTTAGATAGGTGGGTGTCTTCCATGGTAAATATGTACAGCTCTAGTAACATCGTTTTATGATAAACATATCTGTATCCTTACGACTTAGAGTATTATGTACTTTAGCATTAAGTTATAGTCATCTTCTTTCATAACCCTACCTTTGTATATACAACTAACATAAGTCAAATATGAATTTTTCTTGAATATGAAAGATACAGGAAATACAAGATCATCGTTTAACCTGCGTGAAAGGTGGTACAGCATCATAATGAATTGTATTTAGTAACGGTATAAGCATCTATGAGGTATGTGTTCTGTGCTGCAAATTTGCGCGTAGTAGATATAAACGTTGTGGTATAAAACTCAGACATCGTATGTATTAAACAGGTAGAGATATAGCTACGTACTATCATACAATAAATTTTAACAGTATACTATTATCTACGCCGGTTATATTCAAACAGTTAATTATATCCCTAAAGACATAACTTGACCTTCTTGACTTTTTTATTATTACTTTTGCATATGATGTACAGAACTTATCTGTATGATTATACCACTTTAAAACATATACATATTCTATGTCCATATAAGTTTTTGTATAGTTATTACTTACTATTATAGTATTTTATTATTGGTAAATAATCAGAATCTCCCCAGTTTAAACAACTGTTGTAAGTATCTGTACAAAACAAAGGTGTGTTAGTAGCAAACCAAAACTTTGGTAAAGCATATACTTTCATACTTAAGTATTAAAAACCTTTATGCACAAACCTGTTTTTACAGGAATCATGTGTAAAGACCTGTAGTGGTAAATATAATCTTTTTGAAAGATTACGTCCAAGATAATATAGTGTTGTATCTGCATGGTTAAATATTTACTTGTAGGTATATTTAAGCATACATATCTTATCGGTAACAAAATCCGTAGACATCGTAAAATAAAGCTTGTTGTCGATACCATTAAAATGTTCCATACCGTACATATAGAGATAAGTTGCTATTTTCATATGTGTTTTAACAGTAATCTAATATTGTTTTCCAACTTACTATTTATACAGTTGTATATCAGCATACGTTTTTCGTTAGACTTTCTGACTATATACAATGCTCTACCTGAAAGTGTAGTGCCAAATGTAGTTGAGAGTTTCATGATACATGTTTTAGTATTGTTATCATATCAGCAGGGTCATGTTTGTAGTATTCTTTACAGTTTATATATCTAGGTATCAGAACAGAAATCCACTTGTACAATATGCTTATCTCTAATCCTTTAAATAAGGTTGCTCCTATTTCCATAATTTAAGTATTAAGCTAGGATCAAAAGGTATTACATAGGTAAACTGAACTGCAAAACTAGTACATCTACAGTTCCTGTAATTAGTTGCTTTATTAAACTGTGTATATGCTATTTCAACAACATTTGACATTTTTACTATCATAATGACATAAGTTTTAAAGCTATTGAGAAATCATCTTGAAGAAACCCTTCACGATAATGACAATGACAGTATATGATACTTGAAAAAACATTCTTTACATCCTATGCATACATCAAAACGTTGATATTTGCTCTCATAGCATGTATTTTAAGGTTATGAATACATCATCTTGCATTTCGTAGAAGTTTTTACAACTTCTAAAAGTTTCATCAGTAATAGTATGAGTTATCCTACTTGAGTGTAAGTACTCGTGTATCCTACTGTTAAAGCTGTGAAAGTTACCAGAAGGATCTAGTTTGTTTAAGCTAAATAATTCCATGGTATGTATTTTAAAGTTAGTATAATATCATTTTCATAACTATGAGCTTCTTTACAAGAGTATACTGATAAACTATCTAAATGTGACTTAAGATTTAACACTGTATAATAATAATAAGGTCCTGGATTATATAGCATTATTCGCATGGTGTATGTTTTAGTAACAGTTTAAGTGTAAATTTCTTGTAGAATATTATACAAGTAAATGTGTCTGTGTAGTATTTACTTATGGTAAGACCACTCATACCTGTTATTATATTCATAATATGTATTTTAAGGTCACTAAGTTATCCATGTATGACATAGATTTTGTACAACTTAATATTATATTTAATGAGTTTAAGTCATCATTGCGGTCTATACGTAGTGTATTGTGCATAATCCATCCTGGTGATGGTTTTCGGATAAGTACGCTATCTATATAATGAGCTGATGCTATCATATTATATGTTTTAATGTTAACACTGTGTCTAAGTCATCTTTACGCCTAATACAACTTATAGCTAATTCATAATTGTTGAATGTGCCTGTTGCATCATGTATAAGTAACCTGAGGGAAGGTCTTCCAAGATAAAGTATGTCATATGCATGGCGTGTTGTTGCTATCATATTATATGTTTTAAGGTAATTAGAAAATCATCAAGTTGCCAAGTAATATCAATATCTAATATGTAATCATTAAAACTATTAGGTAGTACCCTCCAACTTACTACATCGCTTAAGTTATTTAGTACATGCATAGTTTATGTATGATTGTTATGTGGTTGTTAAATGATTGATAGTTTAAACAACTAACATAACAGTTAGCTAGTGGTAAATGTCTTGAATAGTTTGGACATGTTATTATCATCTTATTAGTTTTAATACAGGTATTAATGTTTCATTAAACGGGTTATCACCTATACAAGATTTGTTAGGTATATGTAATGCCATAACTTGACAAAACGAATAACTATGGTACAGCTCTAGTTCCATCGCTTGTGTGTTATAATGTATCCAATCTTGTTACAGATACAAATGTAGTCTGTTACCATAATTTGTATATCTAATCCTACACGCATGGTACAAGTTTTAAAGTGATTAAAGGGTCACATGTGCGTTTTATTAATTCATAAACTTCCAATTTTTGACTAGTACATCTGTAGTAGCCATAGTAAAGTCCTTCTCTGTACATTATGTGTCTTACTTGCATGGTATATGTTTTAGTATTAACAGTTTAGCATGTTTACGTATATATCCTTCACAACCTAAATAGTTTCTTAAATAAACTTCATACATGTAGTTTTTACCGATGTTAGTTAGACTGTGTACTTGCATGTTATATGTTTTAAGACTAAAACACTTTCACTAAACAGTGTACTGTTTATCTCTATAGTTATACAGTTCCTGTATTGATGTCTGCGTTTAAATGGGTAAGGTGCTAAGACATATTCTATCCACATGTTCACGGTATCTGTTTTAAGGTTAAGACAATATCGTTTTCTTTGTATGGTCTCAACATACAGTTACTGAAGTAAGTGTACTCCCGCTTTATAATGTTGTGGAATAATATGCTAACACTTTTATTGTTAATCATGTGTTCAATTATTTCCATGGTATGTGCTTTAAAGCTAAGTAAACATCATCATCACACACTGCTTCCTTGTATTTACAATTCCACATTGTTGCCATTATGTTGTAATCTTTGGTATTATTACCAAAAATAAAACCTATTGAAGTTGCTATCATAATATGTGTTTTAAGTTAAACCTTACAAGATTTGAAAATATAACACAACAGTCTGTATAGTTAATACCATTTATGTGTTGTATGCAAGATTTACCTACATCAAAAACTGCTAATACTTTAGTATGCATGGTACATATTTTAGTGTTAGTAATCTGCTATAGCCTCTTGAACCTAAGCAGTTTCTTGTTTTCAGTCTTTTTTTTTCAATTACTTCCTTATACTCCTTTAGTGACATAGTATTAAACAGTTTCTTATTTTCAACCTTTTTTTTTTAATTATTTCCATATACTCTCTTAGTGACATAGCATTAATTGGATATAAATCAAAGGTTTCCATGCTGTATATCTTTTGTATGTTATGAAATATAAATCAAAGGTTTTCATCTACATGATTTTTAAGCGTTATGATACTTAAGGTTATATTTACGCGGATATATACTTTAAAGGTAAACGTACAATGTAGGTAGCTACTAAAGAACAGTGCATATGATACTTAAGGCTATAGTAACGGGGACATATAATAGTTGATATTATATTCATAGTACATGTTTTAAATTTATTCTAATAGTACCTTTATAATACCATTCATAACATGGAAAGTAATTAGTACTTGCTATCTTATGGAATAAATACTGGTTTTGTAATATGTGTGCTGTTTTTATTATCATAGCTTGTTGAATGTGATTTAAATAAAAAAGCGGGTGTATTTCTACACCCGCCTTAGCATAATAAATAACCAAAACACCTATGCCCCTATAAATAGGGTTTAAATCTTTCAAGATTCTTTAGCTTAGATTGGATTTCTTCTTTTTCTTCCGTTTTTAACTTTTTCGTGAGTGCATAATTTAATGACTTTGTACATACGTCATAATATGCCTGACGAAGGTTTGGCGTCTGTGCTTTACCAGGATCGAACAACTTACATATCCTAGTGTGGTTCATGTATTGGTAGTGGTATGTCCCTGGTGCTTGATACCTTTCTTCAAGGTAAAAATATACAGGATCTGTTCTCTTAACGACTTCCTTTATCTTTTCCATTTTGTTCCCAGTTATGTATTAAATCTTCTTTTTTAGTAAGCTGACCTGTGTAATAAGCATAGTTATCCCAGTCATTATTGCAGTTGTACACTACATGGCAAGTGTCTTGATTTACTTGCTTTACGATACCTTTTTCGTTGGTTTTTACATAAACGACTTTATCGCCAATGTTAAATTCCATAATTACTTGTGTTTGATTAAACCATCCCAACGTATAAATATATGTTTTTTACACAAAGGGCATACCTTAATATCGTTACCGTATGCTTTATTACATATACAAAAAAGCTTATCACGCATGGCAACAGTTTTATTTATTGCCACTTCAGTGTCTTCACTTTCGAGATCATTATGTTCAAGGGCATTGAACAGATAAATTAAATCTTCGATGATCTGGTTTACGACAACTTTATCTATAAGCATAATCGTAGTGTTAAAAAGGCTAGG